GGTGAAAGAGACACTGGCGAAGAACGAGTTGAAAGCGGAGTTTCCCGACTTTAAGGATCATGAGAAAGCGATTGATGCAGAACTCTCTCAGTATGATCCTGTGAAGCGCGGCGATAAAGTTCTGATTCGCAAAATCTATTTCATGACCAAGGGAGAAGCCGTGACCAAAGCTCCGAAAAAAGAAGTGACGGATGGTGTAACTCGGGAGAGAATTTCAGGCGCCGGCGAACCTTCGGCTGTCGGGCAAGGCGGCGGGGGCGGGAGTTCTGCCCCGAAGCTCAGTGACGAGGAGAAAAACGCCGCTCGCAAGATGGGTGTCTCGGAAGCGGATTACCATAAGTGGAAAGGGACCACGATCATCCAGCCGGCGAGTGGAGCGCGAGCGTAATCTATGAGTGATGTCCACCCTAGTGGTACCGCCGGTGACGGAAGACGCGTCCATACGAAGACGCCCGCCGCCGGCGATACCAAGGTGGATAAACGGATCCGATGCGCTCAATGTGGGTTTTTCGTGAACCCCGACCGAGAAACGCAAGGGGACTCCATTGATACATTGGAGGCCAAAACGACGGTCACGGTGACGGTAGCCAATACGCGGGCTTCACTCCCCCAACCGCTCAAGAATTTAGCGGGGCATGTCTCGACAGATTTTTTAGCAACGTCTCGGACAGTCACCGAATCGGTCAAAGAATCTGGGGTGGGGTGCCCCTTTTGCGGCTCACAGAACCCAACAGGGAAGGGGCGCAAGAACAGCCCTTTCGACAAATTTAGAGATTTATCAAACAGGTAGTACCACGATTTAGCCCTACCATGCTGTCTGCCACGATGTACTTCTACCAATAACCATTAATTGACTAAAGGAGACTTACTATGAAATGGGCCTATGACTTATCTGGCGCAGAAGGAATTATTCGGGACATCCCCGTCTATGGTAATGCCGCCGCCATTATCTCGGGAGCGGGTGTGATGCGTGGAGCGACCCCAGGTACAAACCAAGGGTTCGCCATCTTGGCGACGGGCGCTTGCGCGGATTTCTGGGGTGTTCTCCAGGAATTACATGCCGCTGTCGCGGCCGGTGCAGACTCTAAGCAGGATGGAACGGCTTACACGTATCGCAAAGCGATCATCAATCCGTTCGCCGTTTGGCGCACGGAGTATGACTCGACCGATACAATGGCCGTTGCTTCTACCTCGACCACGACCGTGACTGTCACTTCCTTGGAAGATGACATTGATGGTGGTTGGCTCTTGGGCAATGACGGACAGTTGCAGTATTTGGTGGCTTCGGCTTCTGGATCCGCGACTTCGAAAACCGCCAGCGCTTGGACGAGTGCGAACACCGTGCTGAAGATTCTTCCTGTGAACCATCAATTAGGGAAGCTCAATGCAACGGGTGACAAACTCGGAACTGACGCCGCTGCGGGATCTGCCGTCATTACGGTGGTTGAGAATTACCTCAAAGCGCGTGGGATTCCTTTGCAGAAATTAAATCCGACCAAGCATTCTGGATTGACGTTGACATCTCCAGTGTGCTACTCGGACATTGTGTTCCGCAACCATACGTATAACAGCATCGACTAATAATCGGTGAAAGGGCCTCCTGCCGGTGTCAAAGCCGGCAGGAGGAGTCGTATCAGTCAGAGATTAAAAAGGAGGCTTAAATGCCCTTAGTATCAGAGAACTTCGCAGACCTACTTGAACCGGGTTTACGAAAGGTGTTTGCAGATGTGTTCAACCGCCAGCCGTCGATGTTGCCTATTCTCTTCAATATGCAGACGAGCGAAAAAGCCGTCGAGCATGATTTAGAGATGGGGGACACGGATGACCTGGAAGAGTTCACAGGGACCATTCCGTACAGCGATACGGGTGAAGGCTACAAAACGGACTACGAGCACAAGGAATATGCCCGTGGCATTAAAGTGGAACGCAGACTCGTGATTAACGATCTGTACTCCATCATTAATCGTCGCCCGCAAGGTCTTGCGCTTGGTGCTGCCCGACGCCGCGAAGCTGATGGCGCGAGCGTGTTTAACAACGCGTTCAATTCGACCGTCGTAGGGGGAGATGCTGTGTCTTTGTGCAGCTCGTCTCATCCTTCGAATGTTGGAGGCTCTACTCAGAGCAATACGGGAACAGATGCCTTGTCTCCGACGGCCGTCGAAACGGATCGTCAATTGATGGTTGCCTTTAAATCAAATAAAGACAACAACATCTCCGTCAAGCCGGACCTTCTGATTGTGCCGCATCAATTAGAAGAAACCGCTTGGGAGATCATCAATTCCAAGGGTAAAGTGGATACCTCGCAGAACAACGCGAATTTCCATCAAGGCCGTTACAAGCTCGTTGTCTGGAACAACTACTTGACTTCTTCAACCCGTTGGTTTTTCGCGGATTCAGAACTCATGAAGATGTTCCTCTTGTGGTTTGATCGTGAGCCTGTCCAATTCTTTAAGGACAAGGACTTCGACACACTTCAAGCGAAATTCGCCGCCTATGCGTACTACAGCTTCGGCTGGAGTGATTGGCGCTGGGTGTTCGGGAACAACGCGTAAAAGTCGTACCAACAAACAAGGAGGATCCCATGAAAGTTTTACCAGCTCGGGCGACAAGGGAGAAGTTGGGTGTTGCTGATCGACTAGCCTTAGAACAGGATATTGAGCGGGACGAGATCCAGCTTAGAAATCCAGATCAGTTAGCACTTGGGCGTAATCTGGCGGGTGCGGGGAAGATGAAGCAGAGTATTCTTCGCAAACGCGAAATTCTACAGCGAGACGATGATCTAGCGGCGAAGGGCAAGGCCAAGGATAAGTTGTGGGCACGGGCGAAAGAGATCGAACGGATCATTAAACCCGATATGCCATCCAAGAGCGAGATGTGGCGCAAACTTGGGACGGCGGAGTCCACGGAAGCCACACGGAAAAATGTGTGGTTTCGACAAAAGCATGGGCATTTGCTTAAAGAGCTTCAGGATATTCGTAGGCGCTTAGAACCAGAGGATAGCAGCGCGAGCAGTTTAGAGTACCTTCGGGCACAGAGATAAAGGAGGTTTCAATGAAAATTCGTAATGTGTTTTTGGCTCTTTTAACGCTGAGTCTCTTTGTGGTTGGTCAGAGCTATGCGACGACCGATCTTGAGAGATACGTTGTTAAAGGGGTACAGAAATATAAGTTAGACACAAATGGCAATGAAACAGTGGCAGGGAATGTAAGTGTGGCGGGAACTCTTGCCGTAACGGGAGCTTCGACGTTCACAGGCGTAATCAATACGTCAGCTTCCACCCCGTACGCCATTTACTTTGCCAGCACCACAGCAGCGGTTCCAGCAGGAACGCCAACAGCCGTGGGAATTCTTGCGGTAAGTACCGCGAATATTCTGTACATCTCGACCAGCACAGCGGCCGGTGGTTGGCAAAAAGTCGGAGCGCAATAGATAGAGGGGGCACCATGCAAAACTTCATGCCCAGAGTGAACTGGCGACCCGGACGGGCGTTGAGATGGCTAGTTGGCCTTCTCTCGATCTCCGGGTCGTTAGTCGCTCCATGTTGGGGCCAGACCGCCGCGGAAATTATCACGCGGGCTCGGGTACTTCTGAACGATTCATCGTCAGATGCCACGCGGCAACGGTTTTCAGATGCACAACTTTTAGGATTCTTAAATGACGGCCAGCGCGAGGCGGTGGCTTTCAGTTGGGTTCTTAAAAGCAGCTATACGCTCACATTAGTTGCAGGAACGACGGAGTATGCCCTACCGTCTGATTTCTCCTCAACCTGGCGAGTTCTGTACCGCAATAAAAAATTAGAACAAACGAGTCTACCGGAACTGGATGCTAATACCGTCGGCTGGCGAAATATTTCTGGGACACCTCAGAGTTACTACCTCTATCTAGGGGCCTCGACTAATATTGGTTTTTATCCGGCGCCAACCTCCGCCTCAACAGGAACCGTCGTTGTGTATTATTTCCAACAACCAGCGGATCTGACTTCGACTAGTCAAACACCTTGGAATAGTTGGACGTTGCTCACCCCGTATCAAAGCGGTCTTGCGTATTACATAGCCTACCGGGGGTACGGATCATTGCAGCAAATGGATCTGGCTGCTCCGTATTGGCAAGAGTGGGCCTTGTACATCAATGGGCTCAAAGAAGCTTCGGTCAAAACCCCCGACTTTAATCCTGGGATTACGGGGCAAAGGAAATAGTGAAGTAACTGTTCCTTATTATAGGAGTCTGGTTTCTACCTATTATTGGGTGGGCGGCTGAAAAGCAGCTTCCTATCACGAATTTTTCAGGTGGGCTAAACTCCTACAACTCCCCCCTAACGATCCTCGACAATGAAGTTAAAGACGCACAAGATGTGCTCTTTGATGAGGATAACGCTGTCACGAAGCGCAAGGGGTTTGTCAGTTGCGGATCGCTTGACGGCTACTCGTACACAGGCATGTGGTCGTATACGGATGCGTCGAATCAAGCATGGCTCATCGTGCGGGCGTCAGATTCGATTCGAGCGGCGAGCACCCCATGTAATTTCACCGTGACGATTGCAACGCTTACGGCCACGGATACCGTCAACGCCGTTAATGCTTTTGGTCGGATCTACTTTGTGGATCCTACTCAAGGCGTCTATTCCTGGAATGGCACTTCGACAACGTATGTCTCCGGCTCACCACGGGGGACACTCATTGCTGAATTTCGTAATCGCGTGTGGGTATCGGGTCTTGCGGTGCCCAACGGCAATCTATTGTACGGGTCAAAATATCTCGACGGGACGACCTGGACGACAGGATCTTTAACCACCGATCCAGTTATTTTGACGGTTGGGCTTCAAGATAATTTTGATAATGTCGCGGGCCTTTTCTCTGGGTACAACGACATGCTGACGGTCTTTAAAAGCCATTCCGTTTATGGTCTTTACGGCTTTGATCAGAGTGATTTTTCCTTGCGTATTTTGAATCGTGAAGTCGGTCTTGTCGATCAGAGAAGTGTTCAACCCTATTTAGGCGGCCTTATCTTTATGAGCCAACGCGGAGTTGAGTTCTTCGACGGCTTAAACGCCACCCTTATCTCGAAGAATATCAAGGACAAAATTGACCCTGCGACTTTTTCTTCGTTAAACCAACGGGCAGTTGTGCAAACGACTCAAGCGGATTTTCAAGCGGGAAGTTCTAGTCCTACAGTTTGGGGGGTTAATTTTACTCAAGTTCCGAATTCCGTGGTCGTTGCAAGCCAGGCATATATTTTGACGACAGATGCAGATTGGGCCACAACAACTATTACCAATGGCGTGGCGATTAATAATAGTGTTAAGACTGCAACATCCAGTATTACTGATGTGGCGGATCCTAGTTTCGAGATAGGAAGTATATGGGCGGGAGGTTCTGGTTGGAGTCGTGAAACGATTGGGACCCCAACAAGTCATTGCGGAACGCTCGGAGCGCAATCTGGGAGTTGGTTTGAACAGTTTAATGGCCCCAGTTCTGGGTACACGGCCACTGTATCAATTACGGGTACTCAAGACAGTATTGCCTACGCGTCGGTTTCTCTCCCCTATAGTAATTCCAATTGCTCATATGTAACAGCCACGCTCACGGGGAATACAACTTATCAACGTAAAGAAGCGCGAGTAAAATTATGTGTTGGGAGTGATTGCGTACAGTCACTTCCTTTTGTGTATTCTGGGACGGATATGACGTTTAAATGGGCTTCTGACAATGGGGCCACATTCTTTACGAGCAATGGGTACATGTTCATTGATAATTTCTCAGGCGGTCGGATTAATGGCCCAGGATTTGATATTACGTACAATCTCCAGCCTGGAACATCGAATTATTATTTACAGCCAGATGTTAGTTGGACACTGGATGGGAATACTCCGACTGTTGCCGTCGATCAATCCCTTGATGGGGTTTCATGGAACCCGGATGTGATTACAAGTTCGGGAACAAGCGCACATATTATTTATCCCTATGCACGTGTGCGAGTAGCGGTCGGTTATACGACGGGGAATAACTCCAATACATCCATTGATGACATTACCGTAACCGTTCGCTCCACGGGGACATTCTTATCTTCGGTGATCAACACCTCGAACATCACAGGGTGGGGGCAGTTTACAGCCAATCAAACTTTGAATGGGGGCACGATTACCTACTACACGCGCTCCTCAACGAGCAGCTTCACGGTGAATTCTTCTACTCCAAGTTTTGTCGCCCAAACTAATGGTGGTCCTGTGGCGGCGTCTACCGGTACTTATACCCAAGTGAGGGCTGATTTTGTCATTTCTCTCGCAACGCAAGCCCCAACGCTGACTGATTTCACCATTGGATGGAATGAAGGGACCGCGCGGCCACCTATGGCAAGTGCCGTTTATGATAATCGGTACTGGCTGGCGCTGGCGTCTACAACCGTAGCCACTCAAAACACCGGAATATTTGTTCTCTCGAAAGGCCCTATCTGGACCGTTTTTAATATCCAAGCGGGGGCGCTTGGGATTTACAAAGGCAATATCTATCACACCAACAACTCGTCCAATGGAAAAGTGTACCTGGATTGGCAGGGGTATAACGACGACGGGGCGGCGATCAATGCGTTTGTACGATCGAAAGATTTTACGCCGGATGGGTTCATGACGGATAAAATCGTGAAGAGTTTACATCTCTTGGCCGAACCTCTTGGCAGTTATACGCTGAACAGCGCCTATGAAGTAGACCGGTCTGGAACACTGTATTCCTTTAGCCCCAGCACTGTCTCCGAATTGTCCGGGGTAACATCCTTGAATTTACCAGTCCCAGCATCAACGTCATACGCTCCTTACGGCAAGAGTTTATCTTTGAGATTTGGAAATGATACGGTGGACCAGCCCATGAAAGTGTATGGTGGGGCGCTTGTCTACAGTCCACGGCCAATCATTCAATGAGGTGGCTATGGCTCATCCTGGTTCCGTCAATAGCCCTGGCAAAAGTCGCGGGGCCTCTGTACACTCATACAGAGAGGGAACAAAAAGAATTTGAGCATTTATACAAGGGGGTTAACGTGGCTCCTGCCATTTTTTTAAGCGCTGGCGCTCCATCCTCAACCCCTTTAAAAATCGGAGATATTAATGTCAGTACGACGACAGGGAAAGTTTATATCGCAACAGCGACGGCCACGAGCGCATCATGGGCAGTTTTAAATTAGGAGGACTGTGTGCCACAATTTAATAAAAACCAGGTAGCTGACATCTTCAAACAATTTGGCATTGAGCCAAGTTCGGCTGAACTAGGTATGTTTGAAGGTCTTGATTTCATTGGTGGCGGTAATGCGATCGCTACGTATGTTAATGCTAAAACTGAGCAAGCCAAGCAAGAGGCCAATAATCCGCTAACGCAATTCTTAGCCGAGGAGAAAACCCGCCGGACGGATTTTGAAACAAGGGCCAATGATCTTTACACTCAACTTCAAAATACGATTAATTCAGCGCCTAAATTATTTGGGAATCTAACTCCTGAGCAAATTGACCAGTATATTGCCCCCATTACGCAAGCGGCTAAAGAAGGATCGGCCAATCTTGAAGGGGACTTCGCCCGTCGTAACTTAGCGGGATCGTCCATTGAAGCTAACGCTTTGACTGACGCGAATCGTAAATATAATGAAACTGTTTTAAACACCGGCTTGAACCTTGGTCTGCAAACGCAGCAAGCGAGTGCCAATGCGATTCAACAACGCATCAATCAACTCATGTCATCGTCTGGTCAGTCGAGTTCGCTTTTAGCTGGCGGAGCCAGCCAATTGTCGGATCAATCATTTAAAAATATGCAGGACATTACACAGCTACCGAACTTCCTTCGCGCCCAAGCGCAACAGGCGTTATTGTTTAGCCAGCAGCAAAATGAGCGGGGACCTAGTTTGTGGGATAACATTGATCGGGGAATTAATACGACCAATAGCTTATTTACCCTCGGGAAAAATGCAGCCGCATCTGCAGGGCAGTTAAGTGGAGCACCAAGTCCAGAGAGTTTTGGGGCAGTTTAGGAGACTACTATGGCCGATTATATAGGAGCAGCGACATCTCTCTTAGAGAGCAATACCCGCGCGGGGACCGCGACTCAACAAATTGACGCGCAGCGTGGAATGAAAAACCAGGAACTTTTGCAATCCGCGGTCAACAACACGGCGGATGCGACTGTGAACTTACGGAATGCGGATGAACAGCGCAAAAATACCATAGCGCTAGAGAATTTGAAATCGCAAGCGGAAGCTGCCAAGCAATTGCAAGCTGATAAAGCGGCGGCTATGCTAAAGCAACAAGAATTGGAGGCCCAAGCCGCTAAGTCGCAAAAGGAGCATTATTTTACACCAACCAAACAAATCTTGGAGGGTGTGAAGAGTAATTTTGGGCTAGACTTGAGTTCTTTAGAGGGGCAAGAGGTTAGGGCAGATGTCTTTATCGCTACGCTTGCTGCCGCCAAAGCTCAAAATGTAGCGGGTATTGGGGCGAAAGCTAAGGTGGAAACAGCCGGAAAGACGGGGAAAGATACGACATCCAAGGAGCTCCTAGCCCTTGAGCGCCAGATCACGGCGAATACCGCACAAATTCAGAAGATGGCTAAAGACCCCAATTTCCCCCAAGAAGCGTTTGGAGGGGAACCTGGAAATCTCGACAAAGCCCTCCAGTATATTTCCGCTGGGCAGTTTGGCAATCTAAGCGCTTCGCAAAAGACGCAGATCAAGCAGTTTAAAGATCTCGCGGATCAATTGCAATCACAGAAGGAGCGGGCTGCGAAATTGCGGGGCGCGGGCACGGCTGGAGAAACAGGTGGTCCAACCGCAGATAGCGTAGCAGAGGGATTTGGATTCTAAATGGCCGCTAAATGGAATGAAGTCACATCGAGCCCACAGTATCAGTCTCTCCCACCCGAGGAGCAGACGAAGCTGAAGGACCGCTTTTTTGAGAATGTGGTGAGTAAATCACCGCAGTACCAGGGCTTGGATCCCGAAGCTCAAGGCCAGATCAAAAATCGCTTTTATGGCACCGCGCCCGCGGCCGCCACCGGTGAGGATGTTCCCGGCGCTGCCGCCCCGGATGACGGCTTACGCGGTACGGTTAAAAATGTGATGAGTGCTGCGGCCACCCCTATTCGCGGGTTCCGGGCAATGGGCGTCGGTGCTGAGAAGATGATCACAGGCGACCAGGGTGATCTGACCAGTGTCAGCGGGGTGCGCGAGCGTGTGGCGGAAGCATCACAATCGGCCGCTGACGCCACAAAACCTGAGTATGTCCCGCAGGAAGGCGAGAAGATCGGCGCATTTGTGGGGGAAATGGCTCCTACGTTGGTAATTCCCGAAGCCAAAGTCATACAAGGGGCGACGAAAGTAGCGCAATTTGTCAATGCGGCCGCTACCGGTGCGCTATTTGGCTTAGGCTCCTCGACCGCGGAGAAATTGGCGGAGAAAGGGTTCGTGGATGCCACGGACGCCAAAGAAATCGCCACGCGCACGGCGGCGACCGCCGCATTTGCCGGTGCCGCCAGCCATGTTTTACGATCAGTGTTCTCTCGTTTTGGGAAATTGGTCAGCAAATCCCCAGCGGAAGCCCCCGCTACGGTGAAACCCCCCACTATCCCGGACGCCCCAGAGGCGGTACAGGAATCTTTGGCAAAGATGGAAGCGCTCAAGCCCTCTTTAAACCAAATTGCCCAGCTTGATTCCCGTGAGGGCTTCCTCACCCAGGCAGCAAAAGTGAATTTATCGCAGTTGCGCGATAAAGCGCGGGCGGATCTTGCTCAAATAAAGTCCATGCCTAAAGCGCTGGAACAGCTTTCTGCTCGTGAGCGCCAAGTGGCAAAAGAGTTGATTCCAAAGGCTTTACCGCCTGGCCAGCAGCCGGCCGGGCTTCTGCCGGCACCGGCTGTCACCGAAGGGGAAGGATTCCTCATGTCGGGTCCGAAGTCGGAAGTTCCGGGACCGCAGATCCCCACCGCGCAGAGCCCTATATCGCAAATCGAGTCGTTTTCTAAGAAGGATTTGAAGGCTGTCCGGTCCGGGAAATTAGACTCGACCATTCCTGAGCCGAAACAAGCACCGAAGATGCCCAAGACCGCCAAGGTTCCGCCACTCAGCGAGGTGCTTGATACGATTCCGAAAGGATCGCAGATTGACCCGGCTGTGGCCGATGTGGTGGACGCCGCCCGGCTAGAGCTTTCTGGGCATGGGTCTCCGGTGATCATCAAGGCCCCAACCGCAGAATCGCCTAATTTTAGCCTGGGGTTGAAAGAACCACCCGCATTTGAGAAGGGCTTGCCGAACGAGGCACAAATCAAGATCGCGCGAGACACCGCGGCGAACGCGATCGTACGGGAGTCGGGCGTCCCCCCGGAGCTTGTCATGGCTTCCAAAGATTTACCTGGTACCGATATCGCGCCGGCGTTGCGCCCCGAGATTATCGCCGGGTCGAAAAGCTGGAATAGTGGATGGTGGTCGCGCTTGGCCGTTCCCACACAGAACGCGATCGCTAAGATGGGGCTTGCTGGCCAGCAGTTGGCCAGTGACATCGGCAACGTACGTGATATTCCCGTTGTCAGATATGGCGATTTCGTCAATCAGTTTGATCGGTTCTTCGTGGGCATGACGAAAGCCGAAGCGCAGAAAGTCTCTCAGGCCCTTTCGGACACCCTGGAAGGCCGGGCGTCTGATGTTAAATTGCCAGCGGGGCTACTCGATTACACGCGAAAGGCTCTTTCTACCATATCCGATGAAATGACGTCCGTGGGGGCCAACGTCTTGCGGGACTCTGGGGAAAAGGTGCCGTTCGCACCCCGTGGGAATTATTTTCCCCGCGTCATGCGCTCAGAAATTCTGGACGCCATCATTGCTAATGATACGGGGACGCTTGGAAAATTAGCCCAGCATTTAGCTGATACCGGCCAGGCTTCATCGGTGGATACAGCCTTTTCGAAAGCCCAGCAGTTTCGAATGCGGATGATGACGCGGCGCTTCGGGCACATTGAACGTGCCCGCGAACTTGATTTGCCCCCAGAATTTTACGATCGGAACTCTTTACGCGTGGTGCCCGAGTACATGCGATCGGCCTTCCACCGCTTGGAAGAAATTAAAGCATTTGGCCAGAATGATGAGTTTGCGGCAGAGAAGCTTGCGCAGATTGGTGCCGAAGGGCATGATGTGGCGTTGGCGCGTCAAGCCTATGAGCGTTTTGTTGGAATTGAGATCTCTGATTCGGTTCAGGCCAAAGGTGTAAATGCCATTCGCAATTTGACTTCCGCCATGCTTGTGCAATTTCCCTCCACGATTCTCCAATTAGGACAGGTGATGACGCCGGCGTTTGAAGCGGGATTTGTTCGCGCTGGAAAAGGGTTCGTTAAAGCGTTTACCGCTATGGGGAAAGACGAAGCGGCGCGAGCGGGGCAAGTCTTTAACCGCGCGGCCAGTGAATATTTGAATGAAGCTTTTGGTGGGGTTGGGCGGGGACTATCGGCCAAGATAGCAGACACCTCAATCAAAGCGACAGGATTCGCCCACCTCGACGGTTTCCTTAGAAAATACTCGTCGATCGTGGGCCGGGATTATATCGAGAACTCGTTAGTTCCCAAGGTTATTAAAGGATCAAGCGCTGCCGCGACCGAGCTTCGTAATCTTGGGATTAATCCGACCGCCCTTCGGCGTATGGGTAAGCTCACGGCCATGGAAATTGATGTGGCCGCAAAACGATTTGCAGACCAAGCGCAAGGATCCCCGGATGTGACGCGCTTGCCGCTCTGGTGGTCGTCCCCGACAGGTCGCCTATTCACACAGTTTAAAACCTTTGGCTACGTGATTGGCCGGGAGAATTTCTCACTGATGAAGCGGGCGATTCAAACGGGGAATATCGAGCGCATGGTGGGGATTCCGGCTGGGGTCCTTGCAACGGGAACCGTAGTTGGAGAATTACGAGCACAGTTATTTGGGGCAAAAGATTATCCCGTTACGGGCAATCCTGATGTCGATAAATTGATTAATACTGTTTCGAATGCGACCGCGCTAGGGACTGGCTTGGATCTTTTCTTCTCGACCTTGCAAGGGCGTGATGCGTTACAGCGAGCCATTTTCCCAGCATCGGCAAAGGCTTTTATTGACGTAATTTACGCTGCAAAAAATATCAACACTCCCAAAGGCCGGCAGCAACTACTCCGGAAAGTACCGGTCGTGGGACGAGTTTTAGCTCAGTAAGGAGGCGTTATGGCATTTGCCGTCAAAGCATACGATGAAGGTTCACCGTTCACCCAGATCATTGACAACAATGGTGCAGGGGATCCTGTCTATATAGGGGAAGCTGATCCCGGCACGTCAAGCGGATCAGGTGTCACACGCTGGCGAATTAAAAAAATCACTTATGATGCCACGCCGTCTGTGACGAATGTTCAGTGGGCGTCTGGAAACAGGAAATTTGACAAGGATTGGTCGATACGGACCTCGTACACCTATTCATGAAAAAATTAGCAATTCTCATCGGCACACTCTTTCTAGGATCGGTCGCTCAAGCGCGGATCACAATTAATCCGTTTACAGGTCGGCCGGATGTGGCCGGCGCGGGTAGTTCAGGCAGCACAAGCACTGGCGCGGTCGTGGCTGGTTATGGTCTTAGCCGTACGATCACCGGTTCATCTACGACGATTTCCCTTCTCGGAAATACGTCCTCTTATATCCAAAATACCGAAACGCTTCAAAGTGGTGCGACATTCTACGTATCGAGCGGGACTATTGGTGGTGGGAGCTTCTACGTTAACAGCGACCCGGCGCTCGCGACAGCCCCATTCCCCTCGACAGGGACAATCCGC